TTACGGTTAATACTATTGTATATTGCGTATGATAATTGTTCTACTGTAACACCTGCTTGTGGTCTAATACCTTTAGCTCTAATCCAATTTACTAATTGTGGTTGCCAAGATTGTGAACCAGCTTGTTTAGCACCTCCTCTACCTGAATCTAAGATAAAACCATAGTCTTCCATTTCTAAGGCTATCGCTGTATTACCATTAGAAGATAATTCTGGGATGTAATTAATACTATTGGCTAATCTACCAGTAGCATTAGAACCATCCTCGAATAACTCGTTAATAGTTAATTCACGTAGCCTGTCAGTGGCTTTAGCTATGACTTTCTCTCTATTAGACACTACCAGTAGGGAAATTACAATAGTTGTAAACTGCTTGTTCTATGACTGTTACGTTAGCAACCCAACCATATACTCTATCTTGGAATGCCTCGTTTACAGGATTAATATTAGACATTGAAAAATCTAATGTTTGTTGTTCTGGACCTCTACGAATGTAAGCACCCATATCATACAAGTATAATTCTGTATTTGACATCACTGTTAATGCGTTTTCATCGCTTACCTTAGGAACGTCAAGTGAATACAGTTCAAACGTTAATGAATGCGTATTATCCAATAATCCTACTGATGTAATAGGACGTAAGAAAATAAACGGATAACGAATGTTTTGATTGTTAGAATCTAAATAAGATAAAGGACCAGTAGCAAATGATTTAACCGCAACGTGCTCGTTAGCAGCGGTTTCAAATAATTCTACTATTTGCTTGTAGGTACGCATTATTTTTTCTCTAAAATTTCTCTAATTTCTTGTACTGGAATAGCTAACATAGAAGCGATTTGGTTAGCATTAAATTGTAATGCCATATCCCATACTCTTTGTTCTAAGCTAACCTCTACCTTATTTACACCAGTACTATCTAATACTTCGGTTGTTACTTTTTCTTTTGCCATAATTATAATATTTTAGATGTATTCTGTTTTCTTGCTTTTTCTAATTCTTTATTATAGTCAGAATCAATGGATAAATAGTTTAAAACGAACACAAAATTTAAGTCAAAGATACTCTTATCTCCTGTGATGTTAAGGATATCGGTTTTAGAGAGTGAATATACTGTCCCAAACCATCCCCAATATTGACTATAAGTTTGTCCATCTCCGTCTCCATCATCATCTTCTCCGCTCGACGTAAATAGCTGTTTGTACTGTTTAAGGATTTGCTCGCGATTCCTAAAAAAAAAGACATTCCACCTAACGCAAACGCTACTGGAAATGATTTCATTTTTTCAGCATTCACTCCTCTATCTTCACTACTGTATTCTTCTATCTCGTAGTATTTAAATAGATTTTCAGCTGTGCCTTTAGCTATTTTAACTCCATTTTTAATCTGGAATTCTAAGCTATTAGTTTTATTCTTAGTAATAGGACGATACAAAATAGCCATAATATCAGCTAAATTTGTATTTGGTTCCTTTGTTAAGCGTTCTAAGTCAACATATTCGGCTAAAGTCATTTTACTAACCGGTCTATAGCCGTATAATACGCCGTCAAATTCAATAATCGGGTAGAACGTTGCTGAATCAAAGTCCATTAAGTTAATAACGGATTCTGCAATAGCAGCTAATTCATTTGGTTTCCATTTACCTAACTGGTCTTTAGAGATATTAGTAATTGTATATACAATCTCCATTGTTTTCTCTAAATCAGTCAAGTGGTCCAGATGTGCCAATTTCTGATAGTCACCAATAGTTAAAAATTCTGGTACTGTAACAGTATACTTCATATTACTCGTTTTAATATAAATATGTATAGGATTTCTTTAAATCGTGTGAAGCAAGAGGGGCACTTTCGTGCCCCGTCTTTTTCCCAGTCAATATATCATCTACAACAATGACAACATAAATGTATTAACGATTTTTTATGAAACCAAATTTAGTTAGACATTTTTTAATAATCCAATAAATTAAATACCCGTTAAGGGCAAAATAACCTAATACTCTAATAGTGTGATAATCCATAACTCTTATTATTTTAATATATATAAATATACGAACAATTTTTTGCTTCTCCAAATGAATTTAAAAGAGCCCCAGAACGGGGCTCCTTAAGGTAGGGAAAACACAATGGAAAACACAAGATGGCTGAAAATATGCTACACGCTAAAAAAACCCTACCAATGGTAATGAATAGAAATAAGATAATGAAGCTAAATGTCACCAAAACTCCATTAGTTACCTCTATACATATCTTTATTTTCGCATATTACCAATGTAAATACCTCCTCTGTTGCTTCCAAGCTCTTCTCGAGATAAATTTGCCATCCATAAAGCATCTACAATATCATCGTGTAGACCTGGAGGATGACTAAATGATAATTTACCATTTGTATTTACTTTGTAAGTATATGCTGATAATTCGTTATAACACTCCGGCATTAAATTTTTATCAGGTAATTCTATTGCTCCACTTTCTATGTCTTGAATTAATTTACGAACACCTTGTGCTTTGCTATCTTGTGAAGTATAGAATGGTTTTGTATTACGTTCGTATTGTTTGATTAATTCAAAGAGGGCTTGTCCTGGACCATTAGTCTCAACATAACCTCCTCTGATGTTAAATCGTCGCAATTCGTTGATGATAGTTTTTGCAGATTCTTCAAAAGATTTCCCATTGAATCTAAGAATCTTTTTGCATCTACCGGATTCGGAAAATATTGCACATACTGTATAGTCATTAGACATTCCGCAGTCAATTCCAAAATAATCTCTTGTTGTTTTTGATTCATCCCAGCTATTTAAATTACATACTAAATCTAATCCTCTAAATACATCATTGGTAGCTTCACTAAATATTGCCTCGTATTCTTGTAAATAAATGTCTGTAGGTAATGATTTAGCTTGTTCCAATATAAAATTTGCGTCTACGTGCGGGTTATCACGTGATATACCGCGGAACGAGATGTAGTCACCACCCTCGCTGCTACCTTTAAGGTATGCGGTATAAAACCAGTTTTTACTTTTAGGTGTAGAGATAATAAAACATTTTTTACCAATAGCTGATAATGTAGGTAGGATTGCTTCATCCATTGCTTCCTTCCTAATAAATGCTGCTTCATCTACTACCATATAGTTAAACGAGAAACCCCTGATTGAATCATAACGTTCGGCTGATAGAAATTGTAATGTAGACCCGTTTACAAATTCCATCGTTAAATCTGCCTTATTAGAATGAACTATAATCGCATTAGCGGCATTACTTAGTTCTTGAAATATTTTTTTAGCTTGATTGTATATAGGAGATATCCAAGCACATTTAGCATTTTTATTTTGTAATGCCCAATACAATAATAAGTTTTGTGCTAATAATGATTTGCCAAACTGTCTACCACACGCAACTACCCCAAATTTATGTTCGGAATCAGCAAAGCCATCTATAATAGCACGTTGACCAGAATGTGGTGCAAATAGTTTTATGTTCATAATAAATCAATACTAAACTCTAAATCATCAAAAGCATCCTGAATATTCATTCTTTGTCCTTTTCTATTAGTTTTAGAATAACCTTTTTGTAATCTGTAAGTATTACTATTTGGATAATATTTGATTTTATCTAATAATGTTTCATCTATAACCCATCCATAAGCCATATTATAAGTTCCCATAGAAAGCCCATAACAAGAACCATTATCAATGTTATGTTTGTTAGATAAATCCCAAGCTTTACCTTTATAAACACTCCCGTTGTAGTGATAAAATGTTTTTTCTGTTTCTTTAGGACGAGTACGTTTAGTTTGTTTATTTAAAAAATCTAAACATTCCTCTAATGTAGAACCATTTAACATCATTTTACAAGCATCAACATATTTCCAAGCTGTAGCTGTAAACGATACTTCAGGTTTAATATATACAATATTAGGAAATATTTTCTTTAGTTCTTTAACATATGTTTGAGACATATGACAGTGTAGTTCTATCTCTTCTGGATTAGGAAACTGACTACGTACTTTACGTAACCATTCATCAATCATCTCCCTTGTTAATACATTATTGTTGTTTTTTAACTGTCCATTTTTAGACATTTGTTGTAAATACCATCCTTCATAAGGTTCTATTTCCATTTCAGGTTTCATAAAACCATATTTTGAAGTATTAACATACCATTCATCATAGAATAAATCCATAAAATATTCTCTTGCCCTAAATACTATAGAACTACAGTACATTTCTCTTACAATACAAGCA